GGGCAAACCAACTAATGTTGCAACATTTGCAAAAAGAAAAAAAGTTAGTTTAGGTGGATTAGTATGAGTAGAGAAAACCCTATATCAAGAAATAAAAAAAATTACAGATCTACAAAATCTGGAGCAGGCATGACAAGAGCGGGTGTTGCTGCCTACAGAAGAGCAAATCCCGGCTCAAAACTAAAAACAGCCGTGACTGGAAAAGTGAAGCCAGGATCAAAAGCTGCTAATCGTAGGAAGTCATACTGCGCTAGATCACTAGGACAATTAAAAAGGTCATCAGCAAAAACAAGAAATGATCCAAACTCACGTATCCGTCAAGCTAGAAGAAGATGGAAATGTTAATATGATGGACCCATTAACTGTTGTTTCTAAAATACAAAAAAACATGAGAGACAACTTACAAAGAATCGGCGACACCATGATTAGTGGTGGAGTTGACAACATGGAAAAATATCAGTATATGTTAGGACAAGCAAGAACTTATCAATATCTATTACAGGAAATCTCTAACCTGCTAGAAGAAAAGGAGCAAAAAAATGAAGGAAACGTCGTCGGAATCAACGGAAGTACCAAAAATTAAATTTGGTCTTCAAGACAAATACAAAGAAGAAGCTAAAGGTGAACCAGAGCCTTTAAATCCAGAAAATATTAAAAAACAAAAAGAACAGCTACCCAATCCTAGTGGTTGGCGACTACTTGTGTTGCCATTTACACCTAAAGAAAAAACTAAGGGTGGTATAATTATTGCACAAGAATCTTTAGAAAAATTAAGAATTGCAACTAACTGTGGTTACGTTTTAAAAGTAGGACCACTAGCTTATTATGATAAAGAAAAATTTCCAACAGGAGCTTGGTGTAAAAAAGGAGATTGGGTAATCTTTGCTCGTTATGCAGGATCAAGACTACCTATCGAAGGCGGCGAAGTCCGTCTATTAAATGACGACGAGGTTTTGGGTACAATAAATAATCCAGAATCCGTGCTGCATAATATTTAACATAGAAGGAGATAACTATGCCAGAAGATATAAAAGAAGAAAAAACAGTTGATATAGATACATCCGGCCCAGGTGCTGATGTTGAACTACCAGAAGAAAAAGTAACTGAAACCATAGAGGTTGAAAATGAAAATGTTGCAAACGATACTAAGTCCGATGACACATCTGAGAAACCTGATGTCAAGTCTGATGTTCAAGAAACTAAACAAGAAGCAAGCGACGAGAAACAGGAAACTAAAAAAGAAGAACTAGAACAATATAGTGAAGGCGTTCAAAAAAGAATTGCAAAGCTTACTAAAAAATGGCGTGAAGCAGAAAGACAAAGAGAAGCTGCTTTAGAATATGCTAAAGGTGTTCAAGATGAACATTCTAAATTAAAAACAAGAGTATCTAATTTAGAACCTAGTTATGTTAATGCAATGGAAAGTAAAGTTACTTCAGGGCTGCAAGCAGCACAAGCTAAACTTACAACTGCAAGAGAAGCAGGAGATATTAAAACTGAAGTTGAAGCACAAAAAGAAATAGCTAGATTAGGTGTTGAAGAAGCACGAGTTGCTGGAATGAAAAGAAATATATCAGACTACACTGTTTCTAAAAATACGCAAACCTTAGACCAAGCTGTAGCACCGCCTCCAAATCCTGATCCAAAAGCCGAAGAATGGGCTGAAAAAAATTCTTGGTTTGGACAAGATGCTGCTATGACTTATACTGCTTTTGATTTACATGACAAATTAACTAAAGAAGAAGGTTTTGATCCTAATTCAGATGAATACTATGCTGAAGTAGATCGTAGAATCAAGCTTGACTTCCCACACAAATTTGTTAAAACTGAACCAAAGGAAACGACTAAACCTACTCAAACTGTAGCGTCAGCTACGCGGAGTGTTAAACCTGGTCGCCAAACTGTGAGACTCACTTCATCACAAGTAGCAATTGCTAAAAAATTAGGAGTGCCACTAGAAGAATATGCGAAACAACTAAAAATCACGAAGGAGGCATAAGCATATGAATACAGATAAAATAAAAACTTCCCGTGCGAGTCAAACAAGAGCTAAAACAGCTAAAAAAACTGTTTGGACTCCACCATCATCTTTAGATGCACCCCCTGCACCAGACGGGTACCATCACAGATGGATAAGAGCCGAGTCAATGGGTTTTGATGATACAAAAAACATGGCAGGTAAATTAAGATCAGGATATGAATTAGTAAGAGCTGATGAATATCCAGATGAAAATTATCCAGTTCTGGATCAAGGTAAATACAAAGGGGTCATCGGAGTTGGCGGCCTATTGCTGGCTAGGATATCTAACGAGCTTGTTAAATCGCGTGAGGCATATTTTAATAACCTTACAAAACAAAAAGACGAAGCGATTGATAACGATCTTCTGAAGGAACAGCATCCAGGTATGCCGATCGATAGTGATCGACAGACTCGTGTAACCTTCGGTGGTACAAAAAAGAGCTAATAATTTTTTAGCAATTTTTGCCAACGAATTAAATTAATCGTCTACCTTCGGTAGACAAAGGAGATAAATATGGCAAACCAAGACGCAGCCTTTGGATTAAAACCCCTAGGCAAAATTGGAGGGTCACCTGATAACAACGCAGCTACTGAATACGAAGTAGCAGCTTGCGCTTCAGCTTTTGCTCAAAACGACCTTATGGTTGCTTTAGCAGCAGGAACAGTTGGAATAGGCGCAGCTACTGATAACGGAGTTCTTTTAGGCTCTTGTCAGGGCGTGTTTTTCACGGACGCTTCAACAAGTAAACCAACCTTTGCTAATCACCTAGTTGCATCAAACGCAGCTACTGATATCAAAGCGTTTATTACTGACGATCCACATCAAGTTTATGAAGTGCAATCGGATGCATCAGGCGCAACTCAACAGTTAGACGTTTTCACAAACGCTGACATAGCAGTTGGAGCAGGTGTAACTCCGCATTTCGTTTCTAAAACTGAAGTGACGGATACTCAATCAACAACTACAGCTAACTTGCGAATCATCGGAGTTTCAGACGATCCAGACAATAGCGATTTATCATCAGCTAATTGTAACTTTAAAGTGATCATCAACGAACACTTCTACATGACCGCAACTGGCGTATAATAGCAGAATAGGAGAATAAAAAATGGCTATATCAAGAGGACAACTAGTTAAAGAACTAGAGCCAGGTTTGAATGCACTATTCGGCTTGGAATACAAAAACTATGCTAACGAGCATGCTGAGATTTTTGACACTGAAAACAGTGACAGAGCTTTTGAAGAAGAAGTAATGTTATCTGGTTTCGCAAATGCACCAATCAAAGCTGAAGGAACTTCAGTTTCATTTGATAATGCACAAGAAACTTACACATCTCGTTACACACATGAAACACTTGCTTTGGCATTTGCGATCACTGAAGAAGCTATCGAAGATAATCTTTACGATAGACTTGCTTCTAGATACACAAAAGCTCTTGCAAGATCAATGGCTAACACTAAACAAGTGAAAGCTGCTAATGTGTTAAACAACGCGTTCAGTTCATCTTCTGCAGGTGGCGATGGTAAAGAGCTTTGTGCTACTGACCACCCAATTGCAGCTGGAACGGAGCAGAATGAGTTATCTACTGCAGCAGACCTTAACGAAACATCATTGGAGCAAGCTTTAATAGATATTGCAGCAATGACTGACGAGAGAGGTCTTAAAATTGCAGCACAAGGAACTAAGTTAATTATTCCTTCTGCGCTTCAATTTACTGCTGAAAGACTTATGAAGTCTGCAGGTAGAACTGGAACAGCTGATAATGATATCAATGCAGTTGTGTCAAAAGGAATGATACCACAAGGTTATACTGTGAATCATTACTTAACTGATACAGATGCGTTTTTCATTAAAACAGACGTGCCTAACGGTTTAAAACACTTTGTTAGAGCGCCGATGAAAACAGCTATGGAAGGTGACTTTACAACTGGTAACGTAAGATACAAAGCTAGAGAGAGATACTCATTTGGGTTCTCTGACTGGAGAGGTATTTTCGGATCACCGGGAGCGTAATCATAACATTTTTGTGGCGGGACATAGTTCCGCCACAATTGAATAATAGAAAGAAAAAATGCACCCTAAAAACTTCAGAATACAAATAAATGCTTATAAATATCATGCAGATTTTGTTATAACTTGCATAGATAGTCCATTAGATATTGAAAATGCAATCATTGACAGATTGGGAAAAAATGATATAAAGTGGGAACATCTTGGAGAAATGATGGATCCAAGAGTAAATAGAATAACCTATGAGGAGGTTATAAATGGTGCAAGCACATCTACAGGACCTTTACAAACAGAAAAGGGGTCTGGAAATAGAATGGGAGCAGGAGCATCTTAACGAGGGTAAATATACTCTCAATATGGT